CTTGATGGCTATTATTAACGGAATTGTAAAGGTACTTCCTAACCTTATCAGTACGGCTGTAATGTTGGTTGATAAGATTGTCACTATGATTCTCCAAAACTTGCCGAAGATATTAGACGCTGGTGTAAAAATCTTAATGGCAATCGTAAACGGAATTATTAAAATGCTACCTCAGATTATACAAGCGGCTATAAAGATTGTAACTCAGTTGATTACTATTATCATGAATAACCTTCCTCAGATTCTCGAAGCAGGCGTAAAAATCCTAATGGAAATCATTAAAGGGATAGTTAAAATTCTTCCTCAATTAGCTGCTGCTGCTTTAAAGATTATCTATGAAATCATTAAAACTATCATAGCAAACCTTCCTCAGATTCTTGAAGCAGGTGTGAAAATCATTTGGGAGCTCATCAAAGGTATTGCTAAGATGGCTAGTGAAGTATCTTCGACGGTAAAAGACAACATTGTTAAAGCTATTAAGGACTGTTTCTCTAATGCAGGCTCTATGTTATTGAGTGCAGGTAAGGATATAGTGAGAGGTCTTGCTGATGGTATTAGTGGGATGGCTTCAGACGCTATCAATGCAGCTAAAAAGGTTGCTGGAAAGGTTAAAGATGCTGTAACAGGATTCTTTGACATTCACTCTCCTTCGAGGGTAATGAAGAGCGTAGGTGGATTCATTACTGAAGGTCTTGCAGTAGGTATTACAGATATGACAAGCGATGCAGTAAAAGCAGCTACAAAAATGGCTGATGCAGTCCTGAGTGGCTTTGAAGCTCTTTCTAATGACATTGAGCTAGGGAACGTCTTAGGTAATGATAACTTCAAAGATTTAAACATGGGAGTATCTCCAGGCTTCAAACTCCCTAAAGTAGATGAAATCTTAAACGGATCAATCTCGATGGCTCCTACTTCTTATGAAAGAATCACTGGACAGAGCAAAGAAGACAAAAATGCACGCCAAGAAAAGCAAGGACAAGCTAATGAAGAGAAGGCGCCTACTTATCTTGTTATGGATAAAAAAGTAGTAGGTGAGGTTATATCTGAGGACGTTGACAATGCTAACAAGCGTAGAACAAGTAGACAAGCTCAGTTTGCTCCTCAAGTGGTCCCTGCTTTCTAGATTGAACAACTTGTGAGCCTTCCACTATGGAGGGCTCTTTTTAAATAAAGCAAAGGGAATTGATAACATGGCTAGTTTTAAATTTAACGGAACTAAGCGAGATTACTTATATATCATGATGGGTTTTAACCGTGTAGCGTGGGCTCCTATTGAGCGTGATATCTTGACGGCTCCAGGAAGACCAGGCGGATACTACCTGCAGACTAACACGAAAGTGAGAGTTATTGAGATCCCTGTGACACTTAAGGCTAAAGATCAAGCGGACTTGCAGAAGAAGAAAGAAGACTTAGCAGACTGGCTCATACAAGATGAACCAAAGGAGCTCATTTTTGATGATGAGGCAGACAGAACCTACATGGCTATGCTTGACGGAGAGACGGACCTAGAGGAATTAATTTTCAAAGGTAAAGGATCTTTACGCTTTGTATGTCCTATGCCTTATAAGCTTGGAACTACACAGGTTAAAGACTTTGCTCTTGATGCTACAGGGACCGACTTAAAAGTGGATATTGCTAATAAAGGGACTGTAGAGTCAAATCCTATTGTAGAGATAAATGTAATGGACAAGAGTCCTTTTATAGATGTCTGGAATGGCAATGAATATTTCCGTCTAGGTTATCCGACTGGACCGAAGACAAAGCTAGTTGCTCAAGAGTCTCGTGTGATATGGGACAAGATGGATGATCTTTCTAAGTGGTCTTCTCATACAGGACAACTAGGCTCACTTTTTGAAGGTTCTGGAGCTATGGAAATAGCAGGAAGTGGACATGGTTTCCGTCCTAAAACGTATGGACCTATTAAGGAAAATACATGGTACGGTCCAATACTTAAGCAATCCCTTCCTCCTGGAGGAGCTACAGACTTCAAAGTTGATATGAGACTTTCTTTTGACTCTTTAAGCTATAACAGAATGGGAACTATCATGCTCTTCTTATTAGATGCTAATGACAATATTGTTGCTCAATTAGGAATGAAGGACGAATACGACACTTCTTCAATCACAAAAGCTTATACAGTCATAAATGATGGACCTGAAGAGAAAACACTTATAGATGATACTGGAAGGACACCTAGCTCGTTCACAGACTTCAGAGGACATGTCATGCTAACACGAGAGGGGAATGTATGGACAGCTTATTCCGCTTTATACAAGAAAGGGACCTACCAGGACTATGAGACTATTATAGAAACCTGGAGAGATATAAATAATTCTAATCCTGCTACTGCTTCAACGGTAACAAAAGTAGCCGTAGGGATATTTAGATACGGAGATTACAGCCCACTAGACGCAATCTTTATAGAAGACTTAAAAGTGTACAAGAAGTTTAGTATACCTGTAGATGCTACTCCTTACATTGTAGATCAAGGAGACAGTATTGTAATTGATACAGAGAGAGCCCTTGTAACGATAAACGGGAAGAACGCTATAAGTATTAAGGATCTATTCAGTGACTTTCCTGTCATAAAGAGAGGAGTAAATGAGGTTATTGTACGTCCTAAGGCTATAGGTACCGCAAAGATAACATATAGGGAGAGATACAGATAATGAGAAAGCAAAGCGGAGATTTACACATAGTCGACTTTAAAACAAAACTAGTAATAGGAGTTATACGCGCTCATGAATATGTAGAGGACAAAAGACACTGGGAAATTAAAAACTCCGTAGATATGTTAGACTTCAAAATACTTGAGAGCTCCCCTTATGAACCTCTCTTGCAGCAACAAAATATCATCATAAAAGAAACCCGTCCCGGTATAATGACTCCTTATGTTATCACTGAGACGGAAAAAGACACTGTAACTAATACAGTTACGATATTTGCAAGTGGGGAGTGGACCTTACTTGCAGGAGAATCCTATTTCCCTCCTCAAAAGCTCTCTTCAATGACTGCTCAGCAATATTTAGCTATGTCCTTAAACGGATCAGATTGGTCTGTAGGGAACGTTGAGATTACGGGGACTCGTAGCATGACCATTACAGAGTTTATTTCACCTCTGCAGTTTAATAATATGATAGCTTCTGCATTTGATGGTTATGAACTGCAATACAGAGTTATTGTCCAGGGAGCATTTATAGTTAAGAGATATGTAGACCTGGTAGAAAAACGAGGCAGATTAACAGCTAAGGAAATCACCATAGGGAAAGACCTGCAGGGGATTGTCCGTAAAGAGAACTCAGAGGGAGTTATCACTACACTTATAGGATATGTAACTGTAAAGGGATCAGACGGAGAAGAGAAGGTAATCACTGTAGCAGATGCTAACAATGGCATTCCCTACGTAGTGGATGATGAAGCCTTTCAACGATGGAACATAAACGGGAAGCATCGCTTTGGGTTTTATACTCCAGAGACTGATAATCAAAATATGACTCCAGAGCGCCTGCTCACATTGACAAAGGCTGCTCTTAAAAA